CAGGCCGCCCAGGGCCACGGCCACACCGGCGATGCCCTTGATGACCTTGCCCGTGGTCTCGGTGCCCAGGGCATTCAGTGCGTCGGCGGCGGACTGGATGGGGGCGGTCAGGGATTCGTCCGAGAACTTCTTCCAGGCGGTGAGCAGGTTCTCCAAGGCCGCCTTGGAATCCTTGGCCGCGCGGGCGGAGTCCTCCATGGTGGCGGTGCCGTCGCCCTGCACCGCCATGAATTTATCGAGGGACTCAATGGCCCCCGTGCGGCGGTACTCACCCACGGCCTGGTTGAACGCGCGCAGCGCCTCGGAGTCGAAGACCTCGCCCAGGCGGACCATGTCGCCCTTCGAACGCTTGACGATCTCCTTCATCAGCTCGTTGAGCGGGCGCAGCACGCGTTCTCCCTTCTTGAGCTTCTCAGGGTCGAAGAGCTTGATGCCCACGCTGGTGAGCTGCTTCACCTTGTCCTTGTCCTGGAGGTTGCGCAGCAGGGCCTCGAAAGAAGTGACCGCCTGTTCGGAAGAGCCAACGCCCATGCGGATCATCTGGAGCACCGCTCCCATTTCCCTGTTGGCGTCGATCCCGGAGCGCCCGGCCGCAGCGTAGGCGGTCATGACGCGGGGACCGAGGGAGGCCAAGTTCTGCAGGGTGAAGGCGCCCGCCTTGCCCTGGACGTTCAGGGTGTCCATGGCGCGGAGCACGGCCTCGGGAGCCTTGGTGCCCTGCTTCTGGAACTCGGCGAAGATCTCGCCGATGGCCGAGCCCTGGGCCCCGGTGGCCTGGATGGCCAGGCCGATGTTGCGGATGTTGTTGCGCGCGAAGTCCAGGTCGCCGGTCTTCTCCACAATGGACTCGATGGCGGCGGTGATCTCGCCGGGATCCACGCGGATGTCCGGAGCTTGCGCCATCTCGTAGATGGACTTCTTGAGATCCTGCACGTCGCCCTGCGCGATGTCCGCGGTGATGCCCAGGCGGGTGAAACGGCGTTCCAAATCCATGACCATCTTGGCCGCGCCAAGGCCGGCCGCACCGGAGAGCAGCGCCGTGTAGCGGTTGCCCAGGGCATCCAGCCCACGCCCCGCCGCCTGCGCCGAGCGACTGAGCAGGTTCATGTCCCGCTGGCCCGAGCGCGCGAGGCCGCCCAGGGCGGCCTCGTTGCGTCTGGCCTGGGCGGCGAGGTTGCCGCCCAGGTCCAGGATGATGGATGCGCGCATGGTCATGTGCTCTCCGGGGTGATCTCTTTCATGTACCGCAGCAGCCTGGTCAGGGTCAGACCGTGGATCGCTGCTTCGGCCCAGCCGGTTTTCGTGGACAGAATCAGGGTGAGCCTGTGCAGGTTAGCCGCCCACCCCCGAATCTCGCCCCCTGTCCGCCAGCGCCTCCCCGGCCAGCGCATCGTCCAGCTTGTTGGCTGCGGTCTGGAGGGCGTGCATGTCGCGGGGGGTCAGCTTGCGCAGGTCCGAAAGGGCAAGCGGCCCCTCCAGGTTGCCGATGCGCACGATCTGGCGGCGCAGCATGCCCGCCCCGGACAGGGTGGGGCTGGAGACCAGGCGGGGGCCGTCGATGGTCTGCACCAGCTTCTCGCTCTCTTCCTGGGCGTCGATGACGTCGCCCGCCGTGGGCTCGCGCAGCGTGGCCTCGGTGAGGATGCCTTCGCCGAGCTTGATGCCGTCGGTGAGGGTGATGGTAAGGGTGGCCATGGGTTACGCCTCGTCGCAGCTGACGGCGGAGAACTTGAGTTCCACGGTGCCGTCCTTGGTATCGAGCTTGAGGGTGTCCGTCACGAATGCTTCACGCAGCACGTAACGCTTTCCGCTGTCGCACTCGAAGCTGATGGTGGCGCTGGTGATGGCGCCGAGCTGCTTCAGGGAGGTGTCACCGGTGTGGTACACCTTGCAGGTCAGCTCCGGGGGCATGGTCTCCTCGCTGTAGCCCCAGACTTTTCCCGCGCCGACCTTCGGCTCGCGCTTCTCGCCGCCCATATCGAGAGTGGCCGCGCCCTTGTCGGCGGTGCGCAGCTCGGTGCCGTCCGCCCGGATGATGGCTTTGCCGGTGATCTTGGTCATGGTGCCCTCCTACAGGATGAACTGGGTCAGCATGGCGAACATGCGGAACTGGTTGACCAGGTCCGGCATGGCCAGCGTGTCCAGGCGGTTGCGGTTGTCGGCGTTGCGCTCCACAATCAGGGAGGCCTTGAAGTCGTCGATGTTCTCGACCAACCCCTCGATCTCAAGTTCAAGCGCAAGAACGAGAAGCTCATCTGCGATGATAGACGGGGTGACGATGGCCTGGCCGGGGCCGAAGCGGGTGCCGTCGTCCGCCAGCTTGTGGCGACCGTACTTCTGGGTGATGCGCGCGCGCACGGCATAGCGCCAGTAGCCCAGGGTGGCCGGGGTCTGGATGTCCAGGTAGCTGGGGTCCGGCAGCCCGTAGGCGTTCAAACGGTAGAAGGTGATCTCGCGCTCGATGCAGCACTTGCCGGCGGCGTTCACGGTGTAGGTAGCAATGCCGTCGTAGAGCAGCAGGTTGCGCTCATCATCCTGCCAGCGGTCCTTGACCGCCGGGGGCAGGCAGGAGGGCAGCTCCAGGGTCTGGAGCGGCCTGGCCGGGTCGATGGACAGGCTCTTGGTGGCCTGCATGGCGTAGTCGGTGGCGAAGATCCACGGCGGCGTGGGCGACGCGCCAGTGCCCATGCCGGTGCCGAGCTGGCTGTTGCGCGTGAGGCCGAAGGTGCTGGTGGCGCCCAGGGTGCCGCGCATGGCGGTATAGGCCAGGCCCTCCTTCTGACGCATGGCCCCCCAGCGCTCCAGGAGTTCGGCATCGAGCGCGTCCAGGTTGGCCGTGTCGGTGTAGGGCATGACGACGGTGCGCCACCACTCGTCGCCCATCACCGCGATGGCGTCAGTGACGTCCGGGTTGGCGGCCCCGCCGGTCATGGCTGTAGTAGTTCAGCCGCAGGTCAATGTCGTTGCCGGTGAGGCCCTTCCAGCGGCAGGTGAGCTCCACCTGCGAGGCGTTGGTGCCGGACACTGTCGCCGTCAGAGGCTGCGTGGCCTCGGCGTTGATGGCCGCGACCAAGGCCGTGGCCATGCTCTGGGCGGTGTCGCCCGCCGCCACGGCGATGCGCACGCGGATGCCCGCGATGTAGAGGCTCAGCACGCCGGATGCGGTGGCCGGGCCGGTCAGCAGGATGCTGCCCGCGGCGGCCACTCCTGCGGCGTCGTCCTCCAGGGGGATGGCCCAAGTCTCCAGCCAGCGGTCCGCCTTCTTGGCGGCACGGAACATGGCGGCGAGCATGGACCCCTGACCGAACAGGGCCTCGGCCTCGGCGGCGGAGGTGATGCGCACCGGGATCAGCGCTTCGGCGGTGCCGGCGGCCAGCATCTGGCCCAGCAAAAGCACCTTGTACAGGATGCCGGGCGTGCCCTTCACCGCCTTGGAGTTGTCGAACTCGACAAAGGCCAGCGGAATACGCACGGCCTCGGGGATGTTGTTGAAGCTGATGGCCATGGCTTACTCCTTGGGTTTGGCCGAGGACTTGGGGGGCTTGCCCTCGGTCACGTCGCCATCGGCCAGGCGGCGTTTCCAGAACGGGGTCATCACGACGGCGCGGCCCTCGGCGGGCAGGGCCTCAAGACTCTTGGGATCGCGCACGGTCCGGCCGGGCGCGGGGATAAGGTACGTGCTGGGCATGAAGACTACTCCTCTCCGCTGGGCAGGGTGACATCGTCCACGGCGGCCGGCGCGCCCTTCGCCAGCTCCGTCTCCATGTGATAGTGCAGGAACCAGTCGAGGCCTTCCTCGGACCCGGTGACGCTCGTCTTGGCCACGGTGGCGCGCTGGCGCCAGGCCACGCCCCACATGGCCACGCCAGCCTGATCCAGGGTTGCGGAAAACAGGTTGTCGCAGCGGATGTCCTCGGGGGTCTTCTCGGCCGCGCCGTTCCAGTCGTTGCCGGGAACGATCTTGGCCAAGGCCTCCATCATCCCCAGGGCGGCCAGGTCGCGGGGCAGTGCCGTAGCGTCCTTGCACACCACGATGGCCAGGATCTGGCAGGTGGCGCTCACCTCGCCGCAGCTTTCGGAGAGGTCGGCCAATCCGAGCACGGCCACGAACACGGCAGGGGCCTGGGCGCTGATGCGCTTCAGCTCGGCCGCGTCGAAGCGCCCGGCGTGGGCTTCCACCTTTACGGTCTTGCCCGCGAGCTTGGGCAGGCTGGCCTTGAGCCCGGCGACAATGGACTCGCGTAACGTCAGCACGCTCATTTGAGGTCTCCCAGGAGGCCATCGGTCCAGGCCTCCAAGACGGACAGGATATCTGTCTCATCCGCCGGGGACACGCCCAGGTACGGCCTGGCAGGGATGGGCATGCCCACTTCGGCCCCGCCGAACTGATGCACCGCGGCGTAGACCAGGTTGCTGCCGACCTCCACTTCATGTCCGCGCACCTCGGCGCGGAGTGAGTCCAGCAGGCCGCCCTCGGCGGAGAGCAGGCTCTGGCCGCCATGCCTGGTCTCGGCATAGGCCGGGCTCCAGTCCCGCCAGGGGAGATCGTCCGGGCCGCGCTTGTCGGATTCGATGCGCCGGCGGGCCGAGGATTCCAGCACGGCCCCGGCGTTCTCCAGGAGCTGGTGACGCTCGGCCTTGGTCAGCCTGGTCATGCGCGCCTCAAGTCGGCCCAAGGCCGAAAGGTCGGTGTGCAGAGCGAGGCCTCTCACATGATCCTCCGGCGGCGGTCAAAGGCGCGGGGCTTGCCCGAGACAAGGCCGGGGGCCGCGGGGCTGGAGGAAGCCGGTTCCTGTTGAGGCGGCAGCCCCAGGGCGACATCCCCGGAGGCTGCGCGCTTCAACCAGGCCACCGCGTCATCGTAACGCTGGCGGCGTTCCTCGGTGAGCCCAGCGCCGTATTCGCTGGTGATGCGATACACGGCCATGTCGCACGCCAGGCGCACGAGCACGGCCGGCACGGTCGGCAGGGGCAGGGTGTAGCGACCGGCCAGGTAGGAGTCGATCTCGGCGGTGGCGTCGGCCAGGGCCCGCTCCACGAGTTCGGCATCGGCAACGCCGTCACCGTCGCGGTCGGCGAGGATGACCAAGGCCTCCTCGCCGCCGAGACGCTTCTCCAGTTCCTGGGCGGTCGCGTACACGCTACTCCTCCCCGCCGCCGCTTTCCTGCGGCAGGGTGCTGGCCAGGGCCAGCAGTTCGTCCTTCTTGGCCTTGGGGTCGAAGGACACCCCGCGCTCGGTGAGCAGCGCGGCCAGCTTGTCCTTGGTCATGGCGGCCAGGGGGGTGGTAGTGTCGCCAGCCAGCTCCTGGACCACGAGCATGGGCTCGGCCTTCAGGATCGCGAGCTGCTCTTCGGTGAACGCGCCGTCCTCGTGCTTCACGGGGCTGGCCGGGTGGGCCAGGCCGCAGCGGCGGAAGCCGTCCCTCTTGGCGGTGATGATCACGGGCATTGTGTATTTCCTCCTGGTTCCTGGTTACTGCCCAGCGCCAGTGGAGCCAAAGGCAAGCTGCCAGAGGCCGTAGCCGCCGGCGGCGCGGGCCTCGACGCCGAACTTGTACTCGGCGCGACTGAACACGTCGTCCGAGTCGGGGGCGGTCTGCTGGACGAAGACAGGGGCCTTGCGCTCCTGGTAGATGAACGGCTTCACCGGCTTGGTGGTGTCCAGCAGGAACCACGCGGTGTCGGAGGTCAGCCAGTTCGCGGCAACCACCTTGGCGGTGCCCTTGTAGGGGTTGGGCTTGCCGTCCTCCAGGCGATCCACGGTCATGAGGGCGTTGGCGATGTCCTCCAGCGCCGGGGGCACCAGGAGCACATTGGGGGTGATGTTCAGCGGGCGGCCGTCTTCGTCCTTGAACTTCTTCATGGCCGTGCGCGCCGCGCCGTAGCTGGCCTGGGCCGCCGCGAGGGTGGCGATGGACAGGGCCACAGTGCCGCGGTTGCTCACGCTCGCGCCGTTCACGGAGTGGTCAGTGTCGAAGAAGTACTGGCCGTCATAGCAGCGCGAAACGAAGCCCTGGTTGGCCAGCTCGAAGATGATCTCGTCCGGGAGCTGCTTGGCGGAGAACGCCGCCGATTGCGCCTTGGGGCCGTAGATGCCCAAGTTGTCGTCCTCGACGTCGTTGCGTCGCACCGCGACGGTGGCCTCCCAGTCGTCGTTGACGATGGTGTACTTGAAGGCCGCCAGGGCCTTGACGACCTTGTCGCCGACCCATTTCCGCATGCGCGGGAAGTCGGCCAGCCAGGCGTAGTCGTTGTCCCTGGTGGAGGAAGGCACCAGCATGGCGACCTCCGTCCACAGCGAGGGGGCGGCCGCGAAGGCGTTGTTGAAGGTCGTTTTGAGGCCCGTGAACAGGGCCGACAGGCTCGCTCCGTTGATGATCATTGGTCCTCCTAGTTGTTGATCCAGACGCCCTGGGCGTCCACGTTCACGATGAGGCCCGCCTTGGAGCGGGTCGCCGGGCCGGTATCCACGTGGCCGTCGGTCTTGGCCACGGTGGCGTCGTCCACGATGTAGGCGTAGCTGCCGACATCGGAGAGAGTGATCTCGTCGGCGCCGCCGGAGTTCGCGTAGCGGAAGCAGCCGCGGCGGACCTTGACGTTCACTTCGCCAGCATTGCCGTCGGTGTTGTCCACGGACTCCTCGAAGCGGCCGACGTAGACGAGCCCGGTGGCCGTGGTGCCCGGCTCGCAGGTGCCGGAATGCAGCACGGCCATGCCGCCGGCGAAGCACTTCGTGTCGGCCGAGGCCGGGAACTCGAACAGGACGCCAGCGGTCAGCGGGGTGTCACGGTCAGCGGTCAGGGCAGCCATCTACTTTTCCTCCTTGCCAAGGGTTTTGGCGAAGTCCTTGGGGTCGATGCTCATGACCCGGCATACGGCCAGCTCGGTGTCGGTGAGCTTGGCCGCGCCGTCCGCGCCGACTTCACGCTGGGCCGTCTTGTCCTGGGCCAGCACCGGGGCGCTGGTGAGGAACTTCTTGAACGAGTCAACGCCGCCTTCCTGGCGGCAGGCGGCCACGTAGAAGTCCTTGGACGCCGGGGCGACCTTGCCGTCCTTGACGGCCTGGTCCACCAGGCCGACGATCTCGGCGTCAGCCTGGGCGGTCGCCTGGGCTTTCAGCTTGTCCTCGGCGGTCTGGGCGCGGTTCATTGCGTTGTCGTAGTCCGCGCGGGGAACGACCTTGGTCAGGTCCAGGGCATTGGTCTTCAGGCCGCTGACGACCTGAACAGCGCTGTCGGGCGTGGCCGTCTCGGCCAGGCCCAGGGCGCGGCACAGGGCCACCGGGACGGCCGGGGCGGCTTCTGCCTTGGACTTCAGGGAGTTCACGGCCGTGACGATCTGGTCGGCGGTGGATCCGTCGTCCAGCCCCAAGGCCTTCGCAACGATCTTCAAAGGCATGTGGTCCTCCTGGTTGGAGTGTTTGTCCTCGCGGTTGAGAGCCGCGAGTCGCAGGTTTGGGGAATTGGTCAGGCCTGCGGAGACGATCTCCACAATCCGGCCAGTGTCCTTCTCGTAGGTGAAGACGGGGGAAAGGTAGCGGTACAGCCGACCGGCGACCTGCTCGGCTCCCAGGTCCGTCCATTCAACGCGGGCCCAGAGCTCGCCGCCGCGCGCCTGCAGCTCCATCATCCAGCCGGCGGCCGGAGCGGCCAGCCCCTTCGGGGCGCGGATCTCCGACGAGTGCTCCCAGTCAATGACCAGGGGCCGGCCGCGCCTGGGGAAGGCGGCGATGACGTTGCCCATCGACGCCTGGTCGAACAGCCAGCTGCGACCATCGACGCCGACAATCTCGGGGCCCGCCGGAAGGAGCTGGACCCACTCCGGGGCCTGGCCAGCCGGCAACTCGGTGTTGAATGCGATGTGGTTCATGCCGCGACGCTATGCGGCCGGAAGGGACGGGTCTTGTAACAGGCGTTAGGATGTTCACCCGTGGAGTTGGTCGGGATAGGCAAGGCGAAGCCGCTAAGCCCGGCTCCGGTCTGTCACGCAGGCGCGTTTGCAAACGTTCGGAAACGCCCTCTCGCGCAGCCGGAGGGCTCGGGCCTGGGGTTATGGCCCAACGGCGGCTGCGCGCTCCATTGACGGCCTGGGGGCGAATGCCTATATGAAGCTTAAGCGTAGCCCTCGAAGACTGGAAAACCGTCGGGCCAGTGGTTGCTTTCGAGCTTCCATGCGGGGGTGCCGGACCAGGATCCGGATGGCGTCCCGCCGAGGGCTACAGCTCACCATCCAGCAACACCATTCCCTTCTGCTTCAGGTTGGCCTCCTGCACCAAGGATCCGCTGCGCACGGCATTGGTCCTGATCCCCTTGGTTGCATAGTCGAGCCGCACCACGACCCGGCCGAGCCGCTGCCGCTCAAGATCCAGCACGTAGAGCAGCGCCTTGCGGCGGCCGGCTCCATCCCAGATCACGGCCTTGGCCTTGGCCAGGTGCTCCGGCAGGTTCAGCACCACTTCTTCCGGGAGCGCCTTCTCACCCTTGCGGGCCTCGGCCAGCAGGTGCGTCACCTCGCGCTGTTCGACGGTCAGGGCTGCGCTTTCCGGGTGCTCCCCGAGCTCCGCCAGACCATCCACCACCTTTGGCCGCATGGCTCCGACAACGCGACGGCCGCCCAGGCCGAGCTTCTCCCCGCGCAGGATGCCCATTGCCCATTCGCGGTACTCGGCATTCAGGTTGGACAGCTGCTCTGTGGGCATGGCCGCAGCCGCGGCGGCTCCGAGTTCGGGCGGCGCGGCGGCGATCTTCTCCGCCCACTGACGGGCGGCCTGGCGGACACGGGAAACCTGGCCGGGGTTGTATTCCCAGCCGGGATCAATGCCCACCGGAACCTGACTCACCTCGCCCGTACGGCGGTTGACCCACTGCCTGGTCTCGATCTTCGGAGCCTGGGTGCGCACGGGGAAGGTGCGCTCGTTGAAGTGCCCGGTGGGCAGATCAGTGACGGGGTCGATCTCCTGGATCTGCGCTGTGACGCCCTCCTCTTCCAGGCGCGCGCCCTCGGTCTTGGATACCTGGCGCACATGGCACTTGCACCCGTAACCGTTGGGGGTGAAGTGCGTGCGCCAGAAAGGATCGTCCACGGGCAGAAGCAGGCCATGCCAGCCCACGTGCTCCGGCCGGTGCTCGCGTGAGGGGCCGAGTAGATAGAGCAGGAAGGGCAGCGCGGCCTTGGTGCGTTGGATCCGCTCCCACTGACCTGCGGCGCGGGCCGTGCGCATGTTGGCCTCATAGATGGTCTTGAGCCTGCGGGGGCTGCCCAGCTGCGCCAGCTGCTTCTTGCCCGTCAGAGGATCGACCACCTCCTGCTTCCCCCACCAGCCCTGCCGCTGCAGCTCCGGCTTCAAGTCCTTGGCGAAGTCGCGAAAGGTCCGGCCCTCGGCCAGGGCCTTCTGCGTGGCCTGGTGGATCCCGGTGAGCACGTCGAGCTGCGTGGCCTTGGCCACGGTGAAGCACGCCGCGTGCTCCTCCCTCCATATGTCCAGGTGGCTGAAAGACGGTTTCAGTTTCTTGGCGTTGAAATAGTCCAGCGCCTCCTTAGGAGGTGGGCCGGGGAAGGCGAAGCCGGGCTTCGGGGAATACTCGCGCTTCGGCATCAGCCGTCACTCCCGCCGTTGCCCTGGCCCCGCGCCTTGAACGCGGCCACGGCCAGGCCGCGCACCAGAGCGCTCGGGTCCATCTTCTCCAGAAGACCTGGCAAGCCGGCCATGAACTCCTCGTAGGTGCCCGACTTGTCCGCCAGTTCCTGGATGGGATCCACCAGCGGGACGACCAGCGGTTCCCATTCGTCCAGGGCCTCGGCCGCCAGCTGATCCAGCTCGTCAACTCCGGAGGCATCAATGCCACCAGACTCCGCGCCGGTGCGGTTGACGGCTCGGCGGACCCGGTTCGTGGCCGTGCCATCCTGTCCCTGCTGCATCGGCTGGCCAAGCACCTCGGCCCCGTCCGCCGGGTCCGGGAAGCCCAGGCGATCGCGCACCACGGAGGCCTCCACGCGCAGGCCGAGGGGCACCAGCTTGGCCAGCGCATCGGTGAGGGCCTTCACGTCCTCGGCCTCGCGCACGGGCAGCACCAGCCGCGGGTACTTGCCGGAAGGCGGCGGGCCGAAGTTCAGGTCGATGAAGGGGCGCACCAGGTCGCGGTTGATGGTTGCGGCCAGCTGCCGGGCATCGGCCTTGAGGATGTCCTTGCGCACCTCGTTGTGCACCGTGGCCTGGCTCTGCGAACTGCCATCGTCGCTGGTCATGGTCTGGCCCAGAACGGCCTTGCTCACCTGCCTATCCAGCCACTCCGCAAGGTTCTGGAACAGGCTCTGCCCGCCGGAGCCGGAACTCTTGCCCGCCTCCAGGAGCTCAATGCGCATGCCGTCCGGGATCACGGCGGCGGCGTCCGTGCCCAGGTTGGCCACGGCGGAGACCAGAATGCGCACGTCCTCGGGCGTGGCGTTCTGGCTGTACCGGCCCAGGCGCAGCGGCATGCCGAAGACCTCGGCAAAGGCCATCCAGTCCGTGACTGTGAAGCTCTTGCACATGTGGGCGGCGCAGGCCAGGCGGGCCAGGCCGCCGCGCGCGGGCAGGCCTGACTTGAGCTTGGGCTTGTGGATGATGAACTTGTACGGCGGCAGGGCCACGCCATCCACGGCGCCGAGATCCATCAGGCGCAGCTCCTGCCCGGTTTCCTGGTCGAACTGGAAGAACTTGGGGTCGCGCCATTCGTACGCGTCGGGACGCCAGAGCGTGGCCTGGCGGTCCCAGATGATCTCGCAGGCGGCGAAGCCCTTGCCCAGGCCGTCCAGCAGATCGGAGCACAGGTCCGGGAACTCGGTTGATTCGGCGATGCGCTCGCGCACGGCGTCGGCCAGCTCCTGGTCGCGGTCGTCGTCCGTGGCCGCTTCGACAACGGGCTCAAGGCCGGAGCACGCCCGCTTGCGGGTGCCGAGCACGGAGGCATAGTGCGGGTCGCGCTCCTCCATTTCCTCGGCCAGGATGAGGAACGCCCGCAGGTCGCCCTCTGTTGCGGCCCGCAGGATCCTGGCCAGCCGGTGCGGGGTCAGCCCGATGGCGATGGCCTCCGCATCCCAGGCCCGGCGCACGCCGGTGAGCTGCGGGGCGGCCACCTCGCGCAGCAGGGTCTGCCGCTCGATGGGGCGGCCCAGGTGGTCAAGGAGGGTGATGTTCTCGGGCATGGTGTGCTCCTAGATCTGGCCGCGACGGAAGCCCGCGGTGACGCGCACGGCGCGGGGGTGGGCTTCGTGGTCCGGCTCATGGTTCGAGGTGACGGGATTCTTGGGCACGCGGACAGAGCCGAAACGTTCCTCCACCCGGTTACTGCTGGCGAACCAGGCCAAGGCCAGGGCAATGCCAGCATCGCCATGGCGCATCAGCTCGGCGTCCTTCTGGTCCTTGACCCGAACATCCGGCACCTTGATGATGCCGTCGGACTCCTCCAGGGCGCGCAGGTCGCTCTCGATGTCCGCGTCTCGTGGCAGGTCGATCATGCCGTCCTCGAACGCGCCCACGAACTTGGGCATCCAATCCCGGTACCAGGGCTGGCTCAAGACCACTTGGTGGATCTTGTCCGCCCCGAACTTGTCCGCCGTGTACTCGGCCAGGGTCTGGCCGCTGCCGGAGGCGTCCATGGCCCCGCCGCAGAACCGGGGCAGACCAGAGATGAGCGCCCAGAGGATTTGCTCCTGCTGGCGCGTGGGCACGTTGTGCATCTCCAGGATGAACGGCGCGCGGCGTCTGAGCTGCTGTTCGATCTCCAGCGGAGCGATGATGCTGAAGTCCCGGTGCCGGGCGAAGTCCTGGCCGAAGACATGGGGCCGGGACGGGTTGAGGCGAGCCAGCAGTGGCTTCAGGTGCAGCTGGATCCAGCCATGCGCCCACTCCTCGCGTTGCCCCACCGGCATGGAGGTGAAATCGTCCCGCAGGGCGATGCGCAGCACGGGACGGGCCTCGCGCATGGCCGCCTCGATCCAGACGCCGGGGATGGCCTGGCCGCCACCGTCGCGCGGGATCACGTCCAGCTCCTCGCGCATGATGGACACGCGCGGGCCGTAGGCCTTGCGGATGCGCTCGTACCAGTCGCGCTTGGCCTCCTTGGTCGGAGCCCAGCCCTTCATCAGGCACACGCGCTCGTACAGGCCGTTGCCCACGGCGGTGTCGAAGGTATAAGTGTGGACGCTGGCCGATTCACCGTAGCGGCCGGTGCGCACATCACGGCAGAGCTGGTTGAAGGCGTTGCGGATGCCGTTGTGCGTGGAGATGATCCTGATCTTGCCGCCCCAGATGAGAAGCGCCGTGGCCGCATCGAGCACGGCCTGGACGTTGGCATGGAAGGCGGCCTCGTCGATGATGACGATGCCCTGCAGGCCGCGGATGTTGGCCGGGCGGCTCGAAAGCGCCATGATCTGGAAGCCCGAGGCGAAGCGGATGCGGTAGGCGGTGATGTACTTCGACGAGCCGTCCGGCAGCTGGTCCTCGAACAGGAACTCCTCGATGCCGCTGACGCCGGAGGCCTGGCCCTCGGCCATGATGCGCGCGAACTTGGCGCAATAGCCGACGAACTCCAGGCCCTTCTCCTTGGTGTCGCCGATGTAGTAGACGTTGTCGCCGCCGGCGGACTTGCGCGAGGCCGCGGTGATGGTGTCGTCCAGGGCCTCGGCAAAGGTGATGCCCGTGCGGCGGCCCTTCTCCGCCACCTTGAAGACGGCCTGGTCCTTGGCCCACTCCGCCTGGTGCAGCATGAGCACGCCGTCGGCCAGGGGGTCGAAGCCCTCCGGGATATCACGCACGCTCGGGGGCAGTTCCTCCCACGAAACAACGCGCTGGGTATCGCCCAGGGGCTTGAGCGTCTCCACTAGCGCACCCCCAGAACCTTCTCGCGCCAGAACCTGGCCTGCTCGGCATCCATGCCCTGGGCGCGCACTTCCTCCTCCAGGCGGCTGGCCATCTCGGCTGCCAGTTCTTTGCGGGCTTGTTCGCGCGCCTCGGCCACGAAGCGCTTTTGCATCACCGTGGCGCGACCGAGATCGGCGATGGCCCGTGCGAACTTCGCGAGGTCGAGCTTGTTGCCGTCAACGGCCATGAGCGCGGCGAAGAGCTTCTCCTGCACCAGGCGCATCATGGCTTCGTTGGTCGCCCCCTCCTCGTCGGGTGCGGCGTCCACGATGGCCTTTGCCTGCTCGGTGGCCAGCTTGAGCGAGGAGAGGCGTTCTTCAAAGTCCTTGCCGTACCGCTGGATGGCGGACTTGGAGATGGCATAGCCGCGCGAGCGCAGCTCTTCCTCCAGGACCCGGTAGCCCTGAAAGCCCTTGTCCGCCAGGGCGCGGTCGAGCCATGCCTTGACCTTGGGCGGAAGCGAGTAGACAGCGGGCCTCTTGGGCATGGTCAGCTCCAGTACTTGACCGGGCGGGCAATGCCGGGCTCACAGTCCACGGTGTACTCGGCCAGGTCCACGCCATGCCGGTTCAGCTCGGCGAACCAACGGCCGTCCGGCTGTTTGGTCAGCGTCACCAGCTCACGATCGGCCAGGTAGTCCAGCTCGCGCCGGAGCTCCAGTTGCGTGGCATCCGGGTACACGCCCTGCACGGTGGCCAGGGCGACCTCCTCGTAACAACCGACGGGGCGCGCGTTGTTGAGCACGAGGATAAGGACCCACCGCATATGCTCGCGGCGGGATTTGTGGGGATCAACAGACATGGTGGCGTCCCTCCTTGAGACCTTCGAGCTTGGTGGCCAAGCCGTCCAGCTTGGCTTCGATTACGGTCTGATTCCTTATCCAGTCCTCACGGCGCACATAGTCCACGGGGAGTTCCGCCCGGAGCCGCAGCAGATCTTTTTCCACCTCGCAGGCCTTGGCCAGCGCGTTGGCCGCGCTAGTCTGGGCCGCCGTCACGTCCTTGGCCTGGATGCGGCTGATGATCTTCCACACGCCCACGGCGAAGCCGAAGAAGGCCAAGAGCAGCGTGACGGCCAGGGAGGCCAGTTGCGGGATGGTAAACGTCACCTCCATCAGCGGGCCTCCTCGGTCAGCAGTTTGAGCGCGGCCTTGTCTTTGTTGGCCTTGCGTAGGGCCTTTCGGGTGTTCACATAGCAGTCGGCCAGATCCTGGTTCACGGCCGGGTCGCAGGCCGGTTCCGGGGTCGGCTCCATGAGCGCGGCGGGAGGGCGCAGGGGCACGGCCTCCGGCTCGGTGACGAACTCCTTACTGCGCGCGCAGGAGAGCACGCACAGAAGCAGGAACAGGCTGGCGAGCCCACGCGAGAGCTTGCGCGTCATGGGCATAGACCTCCTCAAGTTTGGTGCGGAGCCGTTCACGGTCCGCGTCGATGTCTGCCATAGCCTTCTCCCGCGCGGTCATGACCTGGTCCACGCGCCTGGTGAAGGCCCTCATGTCCTCAATGGTGCGCGCCTTGGCGCGGTTGGCCCCCTGGAGCGTGGCCACGTTGGCCTCGGCCTGGGCCAGGTCGCCCTTCAGGTCGGCCCGGCTCCAGAACAACCAGCCCAACAGGATGGCCAGCACGAGGGCAGCGCCCAGGTAGACGACCAGCTTGTTCGCGCCAGTCCAATTCATGATGGTGCCCCACATGTTGCCCTCCTAAGCGTCCGGGTTGTCGGGCTTGGCGTTTGCACCCGCCTGGGCCAGGCTGGCCAGGCTGCTGGAACGCGCCCGCGTGAGATATCCCTGTCCCAGCGCCGCCACGCCACCGCCGCCCAGCAGAATGCCCATGGCCTGGCCAAAGGCTTCCGGGCTGAAGGTTTGGCCTTTCCACAGCGCATAGCCCTGGAACAGCACCAGGCAGATGAAGCCCGCAAGTACCAAGGCTACGTGCGCCTCGGTCGGCACAGGGCTGGAGTTGAAAGCGCGCGTGAGGATCATGCGGAGTCCCCATCGCCAGGCGCCAGGAAAAGCTGGCACTCGGCCTCGCGGCGGCGCACCAGGCCACGCAACACACGGCCCCCGGCGCGGGTCCAGCGGCCAAACTCAGCCGCTGCGCCCTCGATGTCGCCCGCGTTGAACTTGCGCAGCAGAGTTGACCCCTGCCAGCCCTTGCAGTTGTATGCAAAACAGACAAGCGCCGAGAATTGATTGCCGGTGGGATCAACCCCCAGGTGCGCTTCGACCTCGGCCTCAAACGCTGCGAGGTCGGAGACGAGCAGCCCGTCGGCTTCGTCCTGGGTGATGACCAGGCCGGGGGTGACGTCCGGGCCGGTATGCCCCCAGCCGATGGTCCACGGCCCGCCGTCCATGCTGTCCCAGCCCGGTAAGCGGCGGTAGCCGCTGTTCATGGGGCTGATGTGGCTGGCCTGGCAGGCCCGGTAAAGCGCGCTGGCCGGGTCCGGGTAGGCCTCAAGCTCGCAGGACTCGAAGCCCTGGACAATCTCGATGCCCTGGCGATTGGTGCGCCGCATGTGCTACCCCCCCACGGACCAGCGCCCGGCTAGGAAGATCAGCACGCGGATGCAGAACCAGATGAACGAGTTCAGCACGGCCGCAAAGAGCATCCCGCCGTAGCTGTCGATGCCAGCCTTCTCAGCCCAGCCGTAGAGATTCGCAGCGCCGTAAAACCACTTTCCCAACATACCGGCCTCCAGCTTGGCCTCCCCGTTTGCCCCGCCGGTGGCCAGGACCGCCCTGACCACCGACGGGGACCGACAAGGGAGACCGTCTGCGCGCGGTAGCGCGCGCGTGAGGCCCCAATCTAGGGAGGAAGCGGGGACGGGTCTTGTAATGCTGGTTACTATCGGCGGGCTTGGCGGATGGATAAAACGGCACGGGCCGCCAAGGGCGGCCCGGGATAGGGGGGTTACGAGCGGCTAAGGCTATGCCTTGTTCGGTCGCCAGGGAAGAATGGAGGGAGAGCCCCTTCTTCAGGAGCGTAGAGCTTTCGTGCCCACATACTTTCGACAGGATCTCCAAGTTCCCAAAGTTGCCATTTCCAGCCAGACGAGATGCCATCCCGGAGAAGCTCATGCCCCTTGTGCCAATTCAAAAGGCTAGAAGCCGTGGCATCAAGCGTGTGCAGCAGCAATCGGCATTTGCCATCACGCCACCCACGTTCCCAGGTAGCAATCAACTCGGCATGGCGTGCACCTACAACGCTCTTCACCACTTCAAGCGGAACATGCTCAGCGACCACCTGCGCCAGTTCCTCTCGCTTTTTCTCACTCGAAGACAAGCCTGCTTGCTTCAGGATCGCCCGCAAGTCCTGTACCCGACAAAGCCTCAATGCGGCAGGCATGTCCGAGGGTGGGGCTGGGCGTTGGGGGATTCTGAGCATCACATTCCACATCACCGGGTATTGGGTGTCCTGGCAAAACACTTGCTCCCATCGTGCAAATTCTGGCCAGGCCCACTCAATTCCACCCCAAAAAGATAGCGCCGTTGCCTCTGCAAGACGGGGATCGCCACTCCAATTGGCCTCAAGGTAGGGTGCGAAATAATCAGATTTCACACTGCCTGGAGCATCCACTCCCGACAGGACTTTCTCATAGGCTTCTTCGACCACCCACCGTGGCACCGAGAAGTCCGGCGCTCCGCCTTTGTCCCGGGTTGATCGGAGTTCACCTTGTTTGTTTGGCATTGCTACCGCCTATCCTTTCCCCACCGTGAACTTCAGCCGCCCCTCGGCCTCATCGACCTGGCACTCGTAGCGCAAGCCCGCATGCTGGATCACACCGGCCTTGCCGCTCATCAGTCCACAGTCCTCCAGGATCTTCGTGCGCTCGGCCGGGGAAAGGGCGGGTTCGCTCATTCCGACGAGGATGGTGGCCATGGTGACGGACTCAATGGCGCGCATCGTCGCGTCGCCCTTTGGCTCGTGCTGCAGCATGAGCGCCACGCCGGTGACGCTGCCGCCCTCGATGGTCGCGGCGACCCCCAGATATGGGCGGGCCAGAACCGTGATCCGCTTTTCCCCGACATTCGGCTGCGGCAACTTGGCGAAGCCCTTGAAGTCCAGGCTAGTTGCCGTGGCCTCAAGGCGCTGGACGAACTCCGCCGCTGGGAAGCCAAGTCCCGCTGTCGGCTTGGCCTTCGCGCCGCCATCGCATCCAGTGAGCGCCAGAAGAATGATCGCCAGGGCGGCTACGCCCAAGTTGAATCCCCGCATGTCCCCTCCCTATCGTGCCTCGTGACACCACCAGATGACTCTGCCGATGATGCGAACAGTGGCCGCCAAATCGCCGCGCATATCTATTTCCCTGGACTTGTAGGCTGGGTTGGCACTGCGCAGCACGAGCACCCCAGGTAGTCGCTCCACCTGTTTAACGACCACAGTGTCCTCGATGCCCACGGCGTAGACCTTGCCCGCCAGGATGTCCGACTGGCCTTGGTTGATGAGCACCGTGTCGCCGTCGCGCAGTTCAGGCTCCATGCTGTCGCCTGAGACTTCCATGAGCACCATATCCTCGGGCTTGCCCTTGGCGCGCAGCCAGTCTGCTCGGAAGGCGTACAGCCCGCGCACCTCGCTTCCGGCCTCGAAGCTTCCTCCACCAGCTGACAACCTCGCTGCGACCTTGGGCACCATGATGAGCCCATCAATGGCGACCATGCCTGACGGGTAAATCACCTGTCCGTGGCCTACGGGTTCACTTTTAGACTGCGCCGGGCCGTACATGTCCCCTTCGCCCCAGAGAACCCAGGACGACGAGGCTCCTGTCTTTTGGCAGAGGTCCGAAATTGTATCTGCGCCTGGCGTCCGGTGCCCTTTTTCGTACCCACGCCAAGTGTTGATGTTCACCCCCACCATGTCGGCGAATTCCTGCTGGCTCTTGCCGCTGCGCAAGGCTTTCAGGCGCGCAGCGAGGGCGCGGGAATATTGAGATTCGTCCGAAGCAGGCTCGGTCATTCGCAGTCCGCCAATTCATTTTTAAACATTATGCACTCAAACGAAAGATTCTACACAAAGTCGTATTGACTTGTGGTTCGTTTTTAAGCAAAAGAAGGGCGTGTGGTTCGAAAACGGAACCTCCCAACACGTTTTTAATCGCAATTCGTCGGGGGCGCAATGTCTAAAAAGGCGACACAATCAGACCAGGGGATGATCCAGCTAACCCTCCCGCTGTCTGAGCTGCCCTCCCAGAAGCGGAGAAGCGGCAGCCTGCGGGCCAAAGAAGTTGTCAAGGAGGCGCTCCGCGCCGCGCTTCACCGCTGCGGGATATCCCGCGAGGTCGTGGCCGACGAGCTCACCCGCCTGACCGGCGAATCCATCTCCATCCACCAGATCAACAACTGGGTCGCCCCGGTGAAAACCGAACGCTCCATGCCCCTGGAATATGCCGGGGCCCTGGCCGTCATCACCGGTGACACGGGATTCCTGCAGGTCGCCTTGGAGGCCGCCGGGATCCTGGTCCTGAACAACCAGCAGGCGCCGTACTACGAGCTTGGCCGCATCACCGCCGAGGACCGCGCCCGCGCCAAGAAGCGCAAGCACATCCTGGAGAGGATTCCTGAATGAGCCCCCGCACACGAAAGCTCCGGGCGTGGATGACGCTCAAGGGCGTGACGCCCAAGGATGTTGCCAAGGCCAACGGCGTCTCGCTTCGGGCCGTGCATCGCTTTGTGGCCGGCACCATGACTTCCGACCCGCTGCGCTCCTGGTTCGCCGCACGTGGCTGCCCGGCCAGCCACCTACCCACCGCCAAGACCATCACCAAGACGAGGAAGGCCGCATGAAGACAGACAGCATCTCCTCCGCCCGGCGCGCAATGCGCGTCCTCAAGGTGCTCAAGGGCCATGCCATCACCGGCTTGGCGAACAAGGACATCGCCGAGGCCCTGGGCGAGAGCCCGGTGAACGTGACCCGCGCCCTGGCCGAGCTGGAGGCCGAGGGCCTGGTGGCCAAGCTGGACAACGGGCGCTTCGCGCACTCGGTGGCCATGCTCCAGATTGCCCAGGCCCACGTGAACCACATGGCCAACCTGCAAGACCGCATGACCGAGATGACCCGCCGTATCGCCGCTGGGGCGATGGGCTAACGACAAGCGACAAGGAGAGACCATGACAAAGGGGATCACCGCAGAATTTCTGCACGGCATTCTCGAAGGCGAGGCCGTCACGCAGGCCGCCGCGCAAGTGGCCAACCCATCAGAAGCACATGCCCGCGCCCACGAGGCGCTTCAGCTCGCCGTCGAGCTGGCCGAGAACGCGGAGCACGACATCTCGGAAGCGGCCCTGACGGACATCGCCATCAAGGCGGTCCTGACGCTCACCCTGGATCAGGAGCGGTATGCCCTGCATCACTGCTTCAACGGTTGGCTCGGCGGCCCGTCCGTTGTGCCCACCGACCTGCGCTTCTCCTGGGAGCCGGGGCCCAAGCCCAAGAAGGGCGACAAGGCAGGCAGCACGCCGATTCCCGAGATCACCCCCGAGCGCGGCGCGGAGTTGCTGGCGGCCCAGAACACCATGACCGCAGTGGATGCTGCTGTCCTGGACGTTGCGGATCTGTACAAAGCCATGGGCCGGATTGAGATGGGGCATTTTCTGCAACAGGTTCAGGATGTGGTCATCGCCAAGTCCTTTGTTCAGATCAAGAGTGACAAGAAATACAAGCACCTGACGTACCGCGACGAAAGCGGAAATGTGAAACGGTTTCAGACTTTGGAGAAGTTCTGCGAGCGCACTTTTGGGAAGTCGTACCGCCGCATCAACGAACTCGCCAACAACCTGCACACCCTGGGCGCTGATCTTTATGAAGCGGCCGAGGCCGTTGGCTTCAAAGCCCGTGACTATCAGGCCCTCAAGGCCCTGCCCGCTGAAGAGCAAGAGGTCGTGAAGCAGGCTTTGGCCGCTGACAGCAAGGACCAGGTGCTGGACATCCTCCAGGATCTCGCCGCCCGGCACCAGAGCGAGCGCGCCGCCGCCAAGAAGAAGACCGAGGATCTGGAGGCCGACCTGGAGGCCCGCGACAAGCTGCTCACCGACAAGAGCGAGAAGCTCGACAAGGTCTCCCTCGACCTGGAGAAGCTCAAGAGTCTGCCCCCGAACAAGCGCGCGCGCCTGCAGCTGGAGCAGGAGCAGGCCGCCGCCCTGCGCATCAACGCCGCCTGCGTCAAGGCCGAGGGCGAGATCAACCTCCACCTGGCCGAGGTGGCCGACGTGCTCGCGCTCGACGAGTTGAGCCAGACAACGACCGCCCACGCCATGAACTCCGTGCGCTTCCTGTGCGAGAGTCTGTCCGAGTTCCTGGCCGCCCACAACATCGACGTGGACTTCGCGGGCATGGCTCGGCCCGAGTGGCGGCGCGACCTGGCCGCCCAGGACCTCGGCGTCAAGGAGTCCGCCGAATGAACACCGAGCACGGCGAAATGACCTACCTGCTCAAGGTGCGCGAGCGGCTGCTGGCTGCAAAGCATGGCGGCAAACGCACCATCATCACCGAGGCCGCGCAGTTCCTGCGTTGCTCCGGGCAGGAGGTCTATCGCCGTCTGCGCGAAAAGGCCGGCTACCAGAGCGGCCGCAAGCCCCGCTGTGATCGCGGCCGGTGCAGCGTGTCCGAGGCCGTGGCCGTGCAGGCCGCGGCCCTCGTGCGCGGCGCCACCCGCCGCAACGGCAAGAAGACCACGCCCATCACCGTGGCGCTCGACATCCTCCGGGAGAACGGCCGGGACGCGGACGTGTCCGCCGCCACTCTCTCGCGGGCCATGCGCCTGCATAGATGCCACCCGGACATGATGGCCAAGGGCAAGCCCGGTAGCCACATGAAGAGCGAGCACCCGAACCACGTCTGGCAGGTCGATGCCTCCATCTGCGTCCTGTTCTATCTGCCCAAAGAAGGCTTGCGCGTCATGCCCGAGGGCGAGTTCTACAAGAACAAGCCGCAGAACTTGGCTCGGGTGGAGAAGCAGCGCGTGTGGCGCTACGTGGTCACGGACCACTACTCCGGCGCGTTCTACGTCCACTACTTGGTGACCGGGGGAGAAACCGCCGAGGGCCTAGTGGAGGTCATGCTCGGGGCCATCAGCGATCGCGGCATGAGCGACCCCATGCACGGCGTGCCCATCATCCTGATGATGGACGCGGGCAGCGCCAACCTCTCCGGCCTGTTTCTGAACCTGCTGGAGCGCCTGGGCATCCGGCACATCACGCACCTGCCGGGCAACCCCCGCGCCAAGGGCCAGGTGGAGCAGGCGCAGAACCTGGTGGAGACGCAGTTCGAGGGCCGCCTGGCCTTCCACCGCGTCACCAACGTTGAGCAGCTGCAGGCGGCGGCGGACCGCTGGCGCAGGCACTACAACGCCTGGGCCGTGCACTCCCGCCACGGCAAGACCCGCAACACCATGTGGCTCACCATCACCGAGGAGCAGCTGCGCCTGGCCCCGTCGCTGGAGCTGTGCCGCGAGCTGGTGGTCACCAAGCCCACAGAGGTCAAGGTCCGCTCGGACATGACCGTCACCCACAGCGTCAAGGGTTTTGGTCGGGGCGTCTACGACGTGCGCCTGCTGCCCGGCGTGGTGCCGGGCCTCAAGGTGCGCGTGGTCGTCAACCCGTACCGGGCCCCGGCCGTGGACGTGATCCTGAAGGACGAGCACGGCGCGGACGCTGTGTGGACGGTTGAGCCTGTACAGATGGACGAGGCCGGGTTCCGGGTCGATGCCGCCGTGTTCGGCCAGGAGTTCAAGGGCCATCCGGATACCGCCGCGGACCAGCGCGTGAAGGAGATCGCCGAGGCCGTGGGCGACACCGGCAAACAGCGTCAGACCGGCCAGGCGCCCTACGGCCTGGATGTGTTCGCAGATGTCCACGAGTCCCCGACCTACATCCCCCGCCGTGGCCGCGACCTGGGCCTGGACGCCTCCCGTCGCGAGGTGGCCCCGCTGTCCATCGTGGAGGCCGCGCGCTTGCTCAAGGCCCAGCTCGGTCCGGCCTGGACCTCCGAGCGGTACGCCTGGCTCACCCAGCGCTACCCCGGTGGCGTTCCGCCTATGGAAATCGACGACATCGCCGCCCAGCTCACCAGCCCGGCAGTGGCCAAGGCCCTGCCCCTGCGCGTGGTGGGCGGCCAAGGAGGCATGTAAGTGGCAGCCCTCAAACTCAAGACCGTCCTTGAGACGCACCGCATTGCGCAGCGCGCTCTGGCCGATGCCACCGGGCTGTCCCCGGCGAGCATGACCCAGATCGTGACCCACAACAGCTGGCCCAAGCGCGCCGACCACGACGAGATCCGCGCGTCCATCGTCCGGCTGCTGCGCGAGCGCGGTGTTCCCGAGGTTGAGTTGGATGGGATTTTTACGACCGCAACCAAGGCGCGCAAGGCCAAGGCCAGCGCCGCCGAAACCGACAAGGAGGACACCATGTTGATGCGCCGCCAGGGACTTTTCCCCAACACCAAGGCCCACTTCAAACTGTTCGCCGACCCCTTTGGCGCGGACCTGCGCTCCGCCGAGGACGTGTACCTGTCCGAATCCATCCGCTACGTGCGCGAGGCCATGTACCACGTGGCGCGCCACGGCGGCATGCTGGCCGTGACAGGGGAAAGCGGCAGCGGCAAGAGCACGCTGCGCCGCGACCTCATCGGACGCATCATCGCCGAGGACCAAGCGGTCAAGGTCATCGAGCCGTACGTTTTGGGGATGGAAGACAATGACAAGACCGGCAAGACCCTGCGCGCCATGCACATCGCCGAGGCCATCCTGGCCACCGTGGCCCCCCTGGCCAAGTCGAACGGCAGCCCGGAGGCGCGTTTCCGCCAACTGCACAACGCCCTGCGCGACAGCCACCGCGCGGGCTACAAGCACTGCCTCATCATCGAGGAGGCCCACGGCCTCAGCATCCCCACCATCAAGCACCTCAAGCGCTTCATGGAGCTTGAGGAGGGCTTCAGCAAGCTCATCAGCATCATCCTCATCGGCCAGCCGGAGCTGCGCCTGCGCCTCTCCGAGGGCAACCACGAGGTGCGCGAGGTTGTACAGCGCTGCGAAATCGTGGAGCTCAAGGCCCTCAACGGCGACCTGGACCGCTACCTGGCCTTCAAGGTGGAACGCACCGGCGCGAAGCTGGAGAGCATCATCGACGAGGGCGGCATCAACGCCCTGCGCGACAAGCTCACCGGCCCGGTGGGTCGCGGCGGCACCCGTGACCGCGTGAGCCACTGCTACCCGCTGGCGGTCGGCAACATGCTCATTGCCGCCATGAATCAGGCCGCCGACATCGGCGCGCCCATCGTCACGGCCGACGTCATCCGGGCCGTGTAACCCCAAGGAGGGAGCCATGATCCACGAGAAGATCGACGGCGTGACCAAGACCCTGCGCGAGTTGGGCGGCCAGGTGCACCCGGAGGTGTACGAGCTGCTGCGCGTGGCCTGCGCCGAGCTGAAGGACGCCTCGGATTCGGCACGGCACCTGGAGTCGGCTGTGCTCGTCATCACCATCCCCGTCGCCAACATCAACAGACAGTAGGAGGAAGCATCATGCTTGAAGGCTACATGGAAAACGCCCAGGGGCACCAGGTGCCGCTGGACCAGGTGAAGGACATCGACCGGGCCAGGCACGAGCTGGTCATGGAGAAGGTGGCCAAGGTCAAGGCCATGAATGAGCAGCTGGGCAAGCTCAAGATTGAGCTCATGGCCGACGTGGGGGCATTCGTCGCCCTGTCCGCTGAAAAGTACGGCGCCAAGGTGGGCGGCGACAAGGGCAACGTGACCCTGCTGTCCTACGACGGACGCTTCAAGATCGCCCGCCAGATGGCCGAACTCATCACGTTTGATGAGCGCCTGCAGGCGGCCAAGAGCCTGATTGACGAGTGCCTGAAGGACTGGACCAAGGACGCCCGCAGCGAGCTCCAGGCGATCATCGACCAGGCCTTCCAGGTCGATCGCGAAGGCAAAATCTCGACCACCCGGGTTCTTGGCCTCCGCCGCCTGGACATCACCGACGAGCGCTGGCTCAAGGCCATGCAGGCCATCGGCGACAGCATCCAGATCACGGGCACCAAGTCGTATGTCCGCATCTACGAGCGCCAGACGAGCGGGGCCTACACGGCCATCCCGCTCGATATGGCGGCGGTTTAACCCCAACCCGAGGAGCAAGGACCATGACCAGAAAGGATCTCATCAAGATGGTGGCCGAGGGCGCGAAGCAGAAGCTGTCCGACGTGGAGCGCACCCTGAACGCCCTTGGCGACGTGGCCGCGGCGGAACTGCTGGGCGGGGGCGAGGTTCCCCTGCCCGGCGTCGGCAAGCTGGCCACCGTGGCGCGCAAGGCCACCACGCGCCGCAACCCCAGGACCGGGGCCCCGGTGGAAGTACCGGCCAAGCATGCCGTGAAGTTCACCACGGGCAAGGCCTTGAAGGACGCCCTGGCGGGCTAGGAGGCGGACGTGGCCACAGTGACCATCACTATCAAGGACACGAGTGCCGAGACCGCGAACGTGGAGGTCACGTTCGATCCTCCCATCCAGAACGAGCACGACATGACGGCAGCACAGCAGGCGGCGCTCGCCGCCCTGGAGGGCATTTCTTCGGTGATGCCCACAGACAACCACAAGTAAGCGAAACCGCCCTGCGGGGCGGTCGCCCAGGCGTGGTTGCCTGGGCCTGATGAGCAGCCAAACAACGACAAGGGAGGCGCCATGAAGAACACACTCACGGATCTGAACGACCACCTGTTTGAGGCTTTGGAACGGCTGAATGACGAGGAGTTGACCGGCGACAAGTTGAAGGAAGAAATCCACCGGTCTCAGGCAATGACGAGCGTCGCCAGAGAGATCATTGCCAATGGCAGCTTGGTGCTCAAGGCCACGATCGCTGCCGACGATCGCATTAACCCGAATCATAAGTACCCGAAGATTTTGGGCATCCCGGAGGCGTGATGCGTTACTCCTCGGAACAGCTTGAATACCTGCGCGAGGGCTACCTTGCGATGCGAGTGCCGGAGCTCACAGAGGCCTTCAATCTGAAGTTCGGATCAGCGCTCAGCGCGCGCACCATCAAGTCAACGTTGCAGAATCACAAGTTCAGGTGCGGCAGGCCGACCGGGAGCAGGAAAGGTGAACGGCTTGAGTACACCCAGGAGCAAGAGCAGTTCGTGAGGGAGCACTACCCTCGCATGAGCCGCGCTGAGTTGACCGAGGCTTTCAATGACCGCTTTGGAATATCCAAGACGGTCCAGCAGGTCATCTCTTTCGCCAAGCGATGCGGCATCACATGCGGGCGCAGCGGATGTTTCCAGCCGGGAACAAAGCCTTGGAACACCGGGACGAAGGGGTTGGTGCCGCCGAACAGCGGCCAATTCAAGCCCGGCAGCGTGCCCGTCAACTTGAAAGATGAGGGCTTCGAGCGGGTCAACGTCTACGGCTACATTGAGGTCAAGATATCCGAAAGCAACCCATACACCGGAGCTCCGACGCGGTTCAAGTTGAAGCAGATAGTAGTGTGGGAAGCGGCCCACGGCCCGGTCCCCAAGGGGCACAAGCTGCGCTTCATTGACGGGAACAAGCTCAACTGCGCCTTGGAGAATCTGGAGTTGGTGAGCAACGCCGAGAATCTGCATATGAACCGGGTCGGCTACGCTGAAGTTTCCCCAGAGATGAAGCCCGTTGCCAAGACGCTCATCAAGCTGGAAGTGAAGGCATTTCAACGCAAAAGGAAGGGATAGCCATGACCACCGACAACACCAGCACCCCAACAGTCACCGAGGAACCCAAGGCCCCGGAGCAGGAACTGACGGCCGTCCAGATGATCGACCGGTGCATGCAGCGGGCCACGAGCATTACCATTAAGCAGCGGCGCAACAAGAAGGGCACCTCCATCACCATCAGCTTCAGCAAGTCGAGGTGAATCATGGCTCAGCCAGCTCGCAACCTCGCACCCTACAAGGGCAAGCTCATCAAGCTCATTCACGTGGCCAAGCGCAGCCTGGTCTTGGATGATGCGGACTACAGGGCCATGCTCGAAGGGCAGACCGGCAAGACAAGCTGCTCGCAGATGAGCATGAGCGAGTTGGAGAAGGTCGTGGAGCATTTGCGCAGCCGTGGCTTTGAGGAGCTTCCGGGCCGGAAGGCCAAGGCGGAGAAGCAAGCCGATGATCCGCAGTCCAAGCTCATCCGCCATCTTTGGCTCAAGCTGCACGGCCTGGGCGCGGTGAAGGACAGCAGCGAAAAGGCCCTGGCTTCTTTCGTCAAGCGGCAGACTCACGTGGAGCGCCTGGAGTGGCTCAACGGCTACCAGGCCACCACAGTGATTGAGAGTCTCAAGTGCTGGGTCAACCGAGTGGAGGACACGCCGTGAAGCAGGAGCAACGCGACACCCCTCGTCACCTGGGCAAGGAACTGCTGCAGGATCTCGCTGACAAGCTGGCAAAGCAGGCTCAGGATTCTCTTGGTGTAAGCGAGGCCAAGGCGAAGTCGTTTGCCGAGGAAGCGGCCGCAGCGCTGGCCGACGACTGGGGCGGCCAGAACATCTACATCCCTATGGATCAGGTGGGCCGCCGCAGTCAGCGCAACACTCAGCTCTATCGTGAGTTCCGCGGTGACAATGCGCCCGAGCTGGCCCAGCGCTACGGCCTTTCGGTGCAGTGCGTCTACCGGATCATCAAGGCGATGCGGGCGGCCTACGCTCCGCGCCAGCACTCCCTTCTTGAAGTCGCCAACGATTGACTTTTCGTTTCACCCTGTGCAACTTCATTTCAGTCAGGCCCGTCCCACTACTTCCCGAATTGTTCCGGATTGTCCCACTTATCACGACTGCCTGGCCTAAGTATCTTGTCGGGGATCACCTAGCCCTTTCCCTGCCCTTGCCCCTGCCGAACCTGCCGAGCCTGCCGGACCTGTTGCACGGCCTCCACAGGCCGCAGGTAGTCAGGCGGCAGTCCGAACAGGCTGGCAGCGTGGCGGGCGATGGCATCAGGCTCGAAGTTGTCGAGCACGTGGAAGGGATCGCCCTGGCCAAGGAGCGGCGCGAGGTAGCGCACGGCCTGGCCCAGGTTTTCAGCCTCGGCCTGGCGCTGGGCGCGGCTGATGGGCGAGGAGTAGTCCACGTTCAGCGAGCCCTGGGGCAGGTTCCCCGGCCAGGGCGGCAGGTCGCCCTCGCGCAGCAGGATGTTGAACACGCGCTCGATGAGCGGGGCCAGGAACTCGGTCTGCATGCGGCCGAGGGTGGGGCCGAGCACGCGCATCTTCTCGTTCTGGCGGATGAGCGCCTCGGTGGCGGTGGTGTTGGCGGCCTCGGGAGTGAGCTGGTCGGCCAGGAAGATGCGCCGGATGCTCTGCCTGCGGCGCTCGGTCATGGCCTCAATGGCGGCGAGGTCCACGCGCACGGGCAGGGACTCGATGCGGTCGCTTGAACCCGCGCGGTAGTAAGACAGGCCGCCTGGCCCGGAGTGTATCGGGCCGAGGAAGCCGTCGTCAGGCACCATGAGCGGCGGGTCGGACATCTTCTCCGCAGCCATGAGGGCGGTGCGGCTCATGGCGTTGAGCACGCGCACGTCGGAGAGCGCGGTCATGCCCGGTCCGCGCCCGTACGCCTCACCGGGCGCCTTGGCCCAGCGCGGGCACATGTAGGGCATCTCCAGGTAGCCGGACTCCTCCAGCAGGTGGCTGGTGGCGGCCTCCACGTAGATGCTGGCGAAGGAGAAGTGCCGACAGGCCGGGCTTCCGGGGTCGCGGTCGGCCCGGGGAAACACGGCGTGGATGATCTCCACGCTGGCCTCCGGGTTTTCCTCGGCCTGGCGGGCCACCTCGGCGGAGCAGACCAGGCCCCACTGCTGGTGGGCCTGGCGGGCGTTGAGGGAGTACTTGCGGATGACGGTGTCGACCACGCCGCGCGCGTCCTCGGCCAGCAGCACCTCGCCCATGGGCCGGGCGTTGAAGCGCACCACGCTGTCCGGGTCGGCCTCCACGTGCATGACGGCGGTGCCGAACAGGCAGAGGTCGAGGTACAGCTCGTGCACGCAGGTCTGGAAGCCGGTGGCCTCGGCGTTGAACACGGACAGCAGGCGGTCGCGCGCGGCGACCAGGAAGCGCCGCACGGCCTCATCGTCCGGCGCGCCGTTGCTCAGACGCAGGTCGAACCAGGGCAGGGCCGGGTTGGTCAACAGCCCGCCCAGGGCCGAGGCGAGCAGTTCCAGGCTGTGGGCCGGGGTGGAGTCGAACACGGCGCTGTCGTCGGATTGCCCGGGCTGGCCGGTCTGGCTCTGGCCCAGGGCCGGGGACTTGCGCGGCATGATCTGCGCGGCCAGCTCTGTCCACAGGGGCATCCAGCGGCTGCGCGCGGCCTCCATGCCCGCCAGGCGCGCGAGCACATCGTCCACGCACGGAGAAGGGAATTGCAGCCTGGCCTGTGGCGTTTTGGCGGCGGGGTTGGGGGTGCGCTTCTTCAT